CAATTCCCCCGCATTTTATTTTGTATATTTTATCTAAATTAATAGTTCGATATTCTGAAATATTATTATCAAATACTATTAATTGAGTTTTGCCTATATTTGGGTTTCTATTTATTCCACCCTTCAAATGTTTTTTTACATTTAATCTTGCCGATTTCATTTCTCTCAATGAACCATCTTTTTTAAAATAGGATATATAAAAGAATTTATTGCCTACTATATTCTCTATTGTTTCTTTTGTTGCTATCATTTTAATTCTTTCTCTTTTTTATTATTCTCTCTATATACTATAAAATGCTATTTGTCAATGAATTAAATAATTAATATTTTTTATTCTATTATCCCAACAATTACGACAATCCAAACATTGTCCCCCCTGATTTAAACTCGGGCAATTTTTATCTTTGTTTCTTGCTTTATCTTTTTTTGAAATAACTGCGCTTGTATTTTTAAAAACTTTACTATTAAGAAAGCCATCAATTAAAGGCGCTGAAACTCTAAACACACAATTTTTTGGAATAATTATATTTTGCTCTTTCAAGTCTTTTAAAATTTTTGTTTCTCTTGTCGGTATCCAATATTTACAAGACGGGGTTAATTTTGCCAGATTAATAATTTGAATTGCATGGTCAACACTTTGTAAATCACCGCTTGCATGAAATCTAAAATATTTTGTTTGTGTTTTAATAATTTGATATGCCATACCCAACACCCATTGAAAGCCATTGTCTAAACTTTTTAAATGATATTGATGACTTGCCTTAACTGATGGATAATGAAAATTGCCTTTCGTTGCATAACAGCTCGCACAAACTGAATTTTTAATTTTTCTCAATGCTGTTCCTTTAATACAATCATAAGCCGATAGATCATAATTATAAAATGGCATTTTCTTATTTTGACTTGTTATCCCGCCACCTGTCAATTCTTTTGCTCTTTTCAAAGTAAAATTATTTCTTGTTAAGTCTTTAAATATTAATCTTTCTAATTGTTTCAATGTATTGTCCCCTCATCATCTATTATGCAGTCTATATCTTGATGATCTATTGATAGATCGGTCTCAAAATCAATTATTAAATCAATGTCATCATCACTGAAAAATGTTTTTACAAGTGAATTTTCTTTTAATATTTCTATTGCCTCATGTACTGTTATTAATTCTCTATGTATATTTTTGACTGTTTCATCAATAAATAATTCCGCTTCAATGTATCCTTGCTCTTTTGCCTTACCCATAAATATTGTCTTTCTGTTTTTAATTAATTAAATAAAATTTGATTTGCTCTATTTTGTCAATAGTATTTTATATTATTTTGCTATTGACTTTGAGTTATCAACATACTATATCTTGTGTCTATGAAAGCCCTCGAACCACTAGATGTTGTGTCAAACAAAAAACAACCAAACTTGAAAAATTTTTATTTTTGTGGTATTTTTGCAACAGACGGAAAAAAGCTAAAAGCTGAAGGCTCAAGCGTGAAAAAAAGCTAAAAGCTAAAGGCTCAAGCGTGAAAAAAGCATCAAGCGAAAGGCTCAAGCGTGGGAGTACCAAAAAAACTAACCGAGAAACAAATCATTTTTGTTCACGAACTAATTAGTAATGAAGGACAGATAACGGCTACAGAAGCGGCCATACGTGCCGGTTATCCAGAGTCATCTGCAAGACAGCAAGCCTCAAAACTACAGAATGTAAAATATTATCCTTTAGTTTGTGAAGAGATCAAACGTGTGCGCGAAGAGGTACAGAAGAAATATAACGTAACAATAGATAGACACTTCAAAGAACTACAAAAAATAAGAGACGCAGCGGTTGAAAAAGAATCATATTCAGCAGCAGTCCAGGCAGAAGTTGCGCGGGGTAAAGCGGCAGGATTATACATCAATGAAATGCATGTCAAACATGGTAAAATAGATCAACTCACAGACGCAGAAGTACAAGAAAGAATATCTGATTTAATGAGTAAGATGAACGTAATAGAAGTTGATTCTGAAGAAGTTAAAGACTAACTATTCTGGGTCATTCACACCCTTTTTGATGTAGTCCAAGAACCATGGGTTATCTCTAAACACACCCATCAAATAATTGGTAAGTTGATTTACAGTCAATTCTTCAGCATTATCTTCTTTCAAAGGTCCTTCAGCTTGGTTAAGTCCGGATCCATAAACGCATGCATGCAACACTTCATGCAGCAAAGTATTGCTGCGCTCTTGGCCACACAAGTCATGCTGTATCTGAATAAGCCCTTCTCTAGCTTTATAGTGTCCGTAACAATCTGTAAGATTATCTGTCTTAAAATCTGGTGCAATCCATTCAATTTTTAGATCTCTATAACCTACCTTGACCGCTTCCGGGAACCCTTTAGGGGTATCAACTTTCTTTGGTTTCGTTTTCGTGACTTTCATATCGAATACTATAGTGTATATTTCGACTACTTTCTAGAATATTTTTTGGTTTTTTAATTGTTATGCGTAAAATGTCACTATGTAGTTACTACATTGTCTACATAGTTACTACATTTTACACTATCTATATTATTGATATTATTATATTTTATACTTTTGTAGTAAGTGTAGTAGGTGTAGAAGGGTCTACTCAGTAAAAAAATATTTTTTATAACTACTCAAGATATCCCTTATACGTTGTCCGTTAACCGTTGTCAATTGTCCCTTGAACCTTGTTCCTTAACCTTCGATAAAAGTCACCGGATACCGATATACGCTCCATTTTCCGCTCATTTTCGGCCTCTAATTTTCGAACGGTGCTCTTTACCGACTCTTTAGAGCCCATATCACGCTCTGTAGTAGCCTCAATCCACCGTATATCGCCTGCTGTTAATGGTTTGTAGGCCATCAATCGTCCAATCCATAGTAATACCACAGGTCACTAACCTGGTCGCGCAGTATCTGTATTTCAGATGAGCACCAGTTAACGTCAAGATATCTGTGTTGATTGATAGACATCGATGTCAGTAGCACCATGATTGCGAATAAAAATAATGTTTTCATTGTTTCTTCCTCAGTTTTGCGTTGGTACTCTTATAATAACCATTTGAACACTTATCGGAACAATATTTTTTCGATTTCTGCCAACGGGTTATAGTGAACTCACCATCACACCTCATACATTTTCGTGTATCTATGATCATCTTTCTGTCTTTCTTCCGTGAGTAGGCGGACACCACCACGTTTTTTAAAGAGGTCTGTCCTCTATAGCCCGCACTTAGGTCTACTCACATTTTTTCAGCTTTTGTGGTGGGACTACTCTCGACACCCACATGTTTCACAAGTTAATGAAAGTTATCAAAAATTGCTACTTCAACTAACTAAGCATGCCTCAGACATTTGTCCATACTTCCGCTTCGTCATACGTTACAACTTAACTAAATCGTTGTTCCGTCACACAACATAATAAGTAATTAGTTTATTATGTGCTGTTACTATCCTATATAATGCTATTGTTTGAGTTTGTCAAGTGCTTTTTTGTAAAAAATTTGTATATTTTTTTTGTTGTTTAACAGTTAAAGGAATTGAACTTTTCCTTTTTCTATAAATATGCGCCAACGATAGTTTTACTTTAGCTATTTTGCGTTCCACTCGCATAAAGGGTAACATGTCTTGATATAATACTTGTGCTCTAGTGCCGCTTAAACGCAAATTAAATAAATCTTTTCGCTTAACTAAACGTCTATCTCTAGCATTTTTTTTACCTACAAAGCCAAAAGATCTTTTTATCCGACTTAGTTTACTTGTTTTGAAACCCATTACCGTTAAACGATGTTGAATGTATTGCATAATACTTTCGTTAGTGTTTACTACTCGAAAATCTACCTTCGGTGGACTTTTATATTTATATTTTTCGCCTTTAGCATTTACTCTATCCTGTTCGCACGTATTAAACATAAACGTTCCCTCGGCTTCAGAATAACCGGTAAACCACGCCATGAATTCTTTGTCGGTGTGCTTCATATAAGTAGGAATTGTGTATGCCCCAAACGAAGTTAAAAATTTATTAGCTTGATTAGTTTTTTCAATTAAATAAGGATGTATTTTTTCACAGATATAATGCGCCCGTAGTCCAGATACGGTTGTTACGTACATAGTTTTACAATTATAACCGTGTTCTCTTTTATCTTTTGCGACTTTTCTTAAAGAAGTATAAAACAAATCAGCAAACCACTCGACTATTTCTCTGTCTATAAGTTTGATCCCTATCTTTCTGTCGGTACCACCCTTTTTCCTTTCAAGAGTTGAAATAAACCCATCGCCATCTATCCACCCCGCAATGTAAGCCCAAGTAAAATTAGACACCTTTTCTAATTCTGCAAAAACTTTTATATCATTTTTTTTTGTTGATCGTAGTCCTTGTTTTATAATCCGTTTCTTTTTCCTTGACCACGATATTTTTTAAAGTTGCGTCGTTTGTGTTTATTCTTAGGACGCGAGCGTATGCTGTTGCCAATACTCGTGCGTTTCTTTGGTCCACGAGCGTGTTCAAAATGTGCTTTAGCTTTCCTCATTGTCTATTCCCATCACACCACCTAGACGAGCAAAAAATGCTTCGCTCTCCAGGTTTCTTTCTTTGGCTTTCATTGTCCGTTGTTCGTTGAGCCTTAACAAATGTCCTTTAAATATTCGTCTAATATCATCGGGCAAGTAGTCACGATCTAAAAACAATTCGATCTTTCTCATTCTAGTATACAACGGTATCATATTACAGCTCCTGTATTACAATTATCAAACGATACTTTTCTTTAGAACCTATAATAGTATTAGGTACAAGATCAATTTTCTTTATATCAAATGACGTGTTAGGATTAGAACCAAACCCCATCGGTACAGCAAGAGACACTCTGGCGTTTGCGCCCTCTGGACTTGCACAAAATTTTTCTAACCTCGCTACTAGTTCTTTAGTTGTCCACTTAACCATCTATTTCTCCTGATCATAAAAATCTTCATTACGTTCTTCAAACTGCAACCAAAACACAAGCAGATATCGATCACCTTTTTTAACCGGTAGACCTCTGTGAAGGTGCGTAAAACTAGGAAAAATCAATGCATTGCCCGTTGGCAATGGTTCAACAATTCCTCGTTTAAAAAATTCAGTTCCCCCACCTTCGTAGTCGCCGGTGTTCAATGGCACGACAACACTTATGTCAGACAGAGCGTCATGGTGCCATGCAGTTTGTACAATTTTACGAGGGTTGTAGTTTGCAAGTTGTATACCACCACCTGCAACTTGACGATTCCAAATAGTTTCAAACACCACATTCATTTTTGATAATACAATTTTCATTAATGATATGTACAAGTCTTTAGCGTGATGTTGTAAAACAAATTCATTAATTCTATGTTGAGGCATTTCTTCTTCGTTAGGAGTGAAGCCAATTAACTTTTCCATATTACCAATTTCATCAACCAACATTGTACAAAATTCTTTTGAAAACATTGGCATGGTATAAACTTCTTTTATGGGTTCTTTAATTAGTTTACTAAGTTCTGTTTCTTCTGGATCTTCAAACCCTTCTCTTTTTTCAAATCTATCAATGGCGGGAATAGAATCAGTAATAGTTTTAGCTATTTCTTTTTCTAGAAACCAATCGCCGGCCATAAGTAACGCCAGGTTTTTGTAAATGTAAGGTCTTTTTTCTTCCTCAGTTATAGTTTTTGAATCGTATGTGCTGAATGTTCTCATTGATTAAAATATGCCTCACAACGTTTCAACCATTTGTATTTGTAGTCATCAAGTTTATCACCATTCAATGTAAACATTTGCAGCGTCATACCTCGCGACGCCATTAGTATAACCCCTGCTTCCATTTTTGTTTTGTACAACGCGTCATGAGCCATGATATAAGCCGCAAGCTGTATGAAATAGTCTTCAATCCATTCATCTTTTTTAGGTTTGTTAGTTTGTTTAAAATCAATAACTGCTGGCTGTTCGCGCCAAACTCCTGTACAATCGGCCGTGCCACCATAGAATGTGGGGTAGAAAAGGGGGATTTCGGTGCCCCAATATTCATCCATTGATGGCAAGGCATTCCTAACGATTAGTTGTGCCATTCGCTTGGCTATGATACCAATGTTTGTTTGGTCGTCATAGCCGAGCCCTTTTATATGACACTCGAGGAATTTATGCATAGCTGTACCTACCGACGCCGCTTGACTTTTAATGGCTTCCGCTTGCGTCTCGCCAACTCGCTCTTTCCACCTAAGTAAACCTTCTTTGTCTTTTTTACTTTTGGTGGTGGAGATAATAGTCGTAACAGACGGAAGAAATTTTCCTTCGCCTTCGTAATGACGTTTGCCATTAATTGTTTTACGTTTAACATCCCCGTAAGAATATCTTTCTGTAATTAACGACTTCGGTTCGTTATTTTTTTGCATGACCATTCAGCTTTAGTTTCTTAACTTTTTCCTTAGCTAAATGTTCAACAAGCTTTGCCAATGAAAAGGACACCCCTAAATCTTCTGACAATCTTTCTTTTATTAAATTAAGTTCTTTGTACGCTGTTTTCGACAGAGAAACAGACGAGTATTTCGTGATGTCTGGCATCATTACCTTCTTTCTTTTTTATTTATATAGCGATTTCTCGACCGGTCTCTTGGACAAAAGATACCTTAAGACTATTAATCGTTCTGTGAAGTTCTTCAACCTGTTGTTTCAACATTTTGTTTTCTTCGTGTAAACGAACTGCCTCAAAATCGTTGCCTACTGTGTAGGGCACCCAATTATCTTCCATATAGATTCCTCCATATTCTATTATAATCTACCACAACATATAGTAATATACTATTGACTGTCAACAAAATATTGTTATTATGTAAAATAAATAAACAGAAAGAAAGACTTAACATGACTCATATAATTACTAAATATGATATTTTTTGCGCAAAACATCATTATAAAAGAGCTATGCGCCCATATATTTTTGATAAATTAAAACCTTGTCAAAAAAAATCAGTGATTAATTTAAAAAATAAATGGGAAAACTACAACGAATGGGAGAAAGAGAACGGTAAACATGAGTAGAACAGAATTAGATAACCGTCGTCCGGCGTACGCTTTCCAAATAACGGATAGTGGAGGAACACCTTACAGGCTTGCTGTTTCGTTTCAAGATGAGAAAGTCAAAGAGATATGGATAAGTGGTGGAGGAAAAGTTGGTACAGAAAAGTTTGATATACTAACTGAGTTTGGAAGATTAGTTTCTGTCGCATTACAACACGGTGTACCTTTTGAAGAACTACAATCTTGTGCTACCTATCACAGTGACGGTAGACCGTCGACCATTGTCGGTGAAGTATTTAACGCTATCGAGTTTAAAGATTAGTTTTCTTCAGGATCAAAATCAAATTGTATATCTAGATCTAAATCAGCATCAGATTCAAATATGATTTCGCTGTCTTCCATTGCTTTAGCAACCGGCAAAGGAATGTAAATTAATTTACCGTTTTTATATTGTTTGAATTTCTGATAACAAAGTTTGCAAAAGAAAGTGTCGTCTATTACTTTCTTCATGCTTGTTAAATTACCACATCCTGGACACAGGCATACATTAATAACATTTTTATCAGTCATTTTGCCTCTCCCCAGTTCTTTACAATAGCATAGTCGACTTTGCTTGGTACATGTAGATCAACACACGTTTCCATTTTATTTTTTATATTAAGTGCCTCGCTTTTGTTTTCAACAGATATGTTTAATTCGTCATGCACTTGTATATGAGGTATGATACCATCCTGTTCATATAAGTCCACCATTGCTTTCTTTGTTTGATCGGCTGCAGACCCTTGAATTAACTTGTTCATTGCCTTGTACGTTCCTGCGCGCTTGTAATTGCCATGACCTAAAGCACCAATTGCTTCTTCTTTTGTTTTGTAAAAACCTTTCTTGCCAAACTCTCTTGGTTCATAAAAAGGAAAACGACAATGTCTACCTAATAAAGTTTTGATCTCTCCCCTGGCTGAAGCTTTGTCCATAACATTGTATGTTAATTGTTTTACAAAAGGAACTTTACTTTGATATGTGTTTATTATTTCTTCGGCCTCTGCACTCTCGATACCAAGTTCATTCATCAATTTGTTTTTACCCATACCATAAAAGAGGCCAAGGTTTATTGTCTTAGCCTGTCCGCGAGGAATCTGTGCAATATCTGCAACCATCTGATGAAAGTCAGCGTCACCTTCACGATAACCACTTATAATTGAATGCACATCTAAGTTGTCACAAAAAGCATAATGAACAACCAGTCTTGGTTCTTGTTGTGAATAATCAAACATGCCCCACTGCTTACCTTCTTCAGGTATAAACAAACTACGAATTAACTTTTTTATATCTTCGTTACGTGCAGGAATTTGTTGTAGGTTAGGATTACTATAACTGAATCTACCTGTTACTGTACCACCATCGTCACTTCTCATCTGATGTATCTCAGAATGAATACGTCCTTTGTGTTGGTGTCTTAAAATAGTTTCTATAAATGTTGTGTTGGCCTTGTTCATCTCTCTTGCTTCCACAATCTTTTGAGCTATCTCGTGTTCATTACTAGATAAAAAATTCTTTGTAAAACTTGGTGCACCACTTTTAGGTGTTCTAGGATAAGGTATATTCAAATGATCAAAAGCTTTTGCAATAGAAGCTGCGGCCCATATCTCTATGTCCCTACCGCATATCTTTTTTATTTCCTGCATTAATTCTTTTTCTCTTTTTGATAATAATTTTTTAGCGACTTCTGCTTGCTCCAAATCCACACGTACACCATTTGCTCTCATATCAATTAAACAAGGTTGTAATCTTGTTTCTAGATCGTAAATATCGTGTAGGTTCTGTTCGTCTATTTCTTTTTTGTTAAACACATACAGATCATACGTTAGCCGTGCGTCGTATTCCGCATACTCACCTACATGCATTGATGGTAACTTGTACATCTCTTTCTTTGGATCAACACCAAACTCTTTTGCTGCTTTATATAATAAATCTTCGTTCTTTGTTTCACCTAGTTTTTCTTTTGCCAAACTGTTTAACGTAAATGAGTATCTATTCTCATCTATCAATGCACTTGAGATCATCGTGTCATGTACTTTACCGTTGACCGTTATCCCTAGACTTCTTAACCATCCTAAATCGTACGACGCATTATGAAAAATTTTATCACAATCAAGTTTTGCTACACTCTTAAACCAGTCTAACACCTTCTTTTTATTGAGGTTTCCGCCTCCATGAGCTATTGGATAATACCCCTGCCAATCAGCAGTTGCTACAGCTATACCGGTTACATAACCATCACCCGTTGCCCAACCAGAACCGTGAGTTGTTAAATTTCTATCACACGTTTCTAAGTCAATCGCGATTAATTTTTCATTAGACAAGTCAGGATAATAATCTTTCGGTGTCCATTCAGTTGGTGCGTTGTATACAAACTTATTCATATTCTTCTTTCAGTTTGTTAATGTACCATATTGCTTTGTCCAAGTCTTCTATAACTTTCCCTTTATGTTGATGTCTCCATAAATATTTTATAGCGTTACCTTGTAAATAAAATTTAAAACTATCTCCAAGTGCAGACTTAATCGCATCAATACATTCTATATCCCCTTGTTTGTAGTGTGGTGGATGATTTACATTGTCAGTCATTATTTTTTCTTTCTACATTTACATGATAAACTATTACTACAGCCGTACAATTTGGACACGATAAGTTTGTTACAACCATGTGTTCTTCTTCTTCGTTATCTTCCCACTCAGTGTCGTGGTCACCGCCCCATATCAATTCGTGATCACAACTCCAACATTTCATAACGCAAACCTAAAGTGCATATTTGTTTGCGGTAATAATACATGCAGTTCGTCCTTTGCTCTTGTAGCGCCAACATAAAATACTCTTTGTTCATCGTCGGAGTCTTTCTGGTACGCGTTGTATGTTTTTAAATTCATATCTGTCGCAAGTAATACATTATCAGATTCGCCACCTTTTGCACCATGAATTGTAGATATTTTTATGCGAGGTTTCTTAGTTATATCTTCTTCTCCAAGACCAAGACGTAAAAGATATGCTCTATCTTTAAGATTAATTTTGTCTAATGCTTGATGCCATTCACCAACACTGAAAGGACCTAGTAATACTTTCAAAGTATCCATATCGTATAAATGACTATCATTCATTATATCTATTTTATCATTCGTTCCTTCTGCGACTTTCTTATAATAAAATATTTTCTTAATTGTTTTTTTGTCTACTGGATTACCTTCAACTAATTCGTTCCAACCTATAACTGCTTCAAACATTCTTTGAGGTATAGGTCTTACATTCTTTTTATATTCTTGTTTCTCATACCATAAACCTTGGTTACGGCAGGCCTCCTCTAGTTTACTTAATATAAATTTATCTCTTCCAAGTATTAACCAGTTGCCAATAGAAAGATCAACACTTTCAATGGTTTGGTGATACTTTAGTAAACCCTCTTCTTCTCTTGGTTCCCATTCTTTTTCAATTCTGTTTTTAGTTAT